GCCATACCTACATCACCTGTATATCTAGACTTTAAAACTCTAAGCTTAGTGGTCCTGGCTTCTAATTCATCGTCTGCTTGTTGATTTCTTTCTAAAGCAATCACGCAATCAGAAAGCTGAGCAATACTATTAGAACCTCTTAGATGAGAGAGCGATACTTCAATTCCATTTTCATGTCCTTTGTTACCGTCAACTCTTCTAAGGTGAGAAACTAAAACTATACCTGCTCCTGTTTCTTCTACCATACTTCTTAGTCTTGTCATGATATTGTCTATAGCTCTTCTCTCATCACCCTCTGCTAAAGAAGACACTAACATATGGAGATGGTCTACGACTACCCATTTACAATCACAACCTACGATTAAGTATCTAAGCTTAGCAAAGATAGCATCTATATCGTTAGTTCCAAAATGTGCATGGACAAAAACCCTGTCGTTACTAAATGTTTTATCATACATTTCTTCTAAGGTTTCTCTATCATACTCGTCTCTGATGTGGTCTATATATAACCTAGCATCTGCTTCAATAGATAGCACTCCATCTACTGTCCTCTTCCAGTCTTCTTCTAGAGCTATGATACCTACGTTATCTTCTGTCTGATTTATAATCCAATGTTCTAACTCTCTCGTTATACTAGACTTACCTAAACCTGTGCCACCGGTTAAAGTTACTAGCTCTCCTTGTCTCATACCGTATAGCTTTTTATTAAGACCAGACCAAGGGTAAGGAACGCTGTCTTTCTTCTCTCGATTAAAGAACGCTTCTTTCTTTTCAGATACTCTGATGATACCGCTAGGTGTATATAACTTAGCGTCCCACCATGCTCTAGTAAACTGCTCATATTGTTTCTTGTTAAGCATGTCATTAGCATCTTTAAATCCAGTAGGTAAAGTAACTACCTTAGCCTTTCCAGGTTTTAGTATAGTTGCTACAGCCTTAGCCGCTTCTTCACCCTTAGCATCTTTGTCAAAACAAATTACTATATTATCAAAGCTCTCAACATATTCTAAGTTCTCTTTGATATCTTTAACAGCACTAGCTGCTCCTCTTTTAATAGAGACTACAGCCCACTTGCTTCCTAGTAATTCATAGGCAGCCATAGCATCGCATTCTCCTTCAGTAATAGTTAGATACTTACCACCTTCTTTAAAAAGATTCTGCCCAAACAAACTAGTACCAGATACTGAGCCTTCAAAACTAAATCTCTTATCCCTAACGTATCTAAACTTGTTAGCTGTTAGTTCATTGTGAATATAGTAAGGATAAATATGCTGAGCTATTCTACCTTGGCTGTCATAAACAACCTTAACTCCATATTTTTTAGCAGTATCTACACTGATATTTCTATCGCTCAATGCTCCGAAAACACCACCATTAGCGTTAAGAGTTTTAGTATAGTTTTGTGTGGTTTTTACTACAGTTTTGTTACCTTTGTAGTTTGGAAAGAAAGCTTCACAACTAAAACACTTAGCTGAGCCGTCTTCGTTTACTGATACAGCATCACTACTATCGCATTTTGAACATGGTAGGTGATACTCTGTGAATTTTAATTCTGTTTTCATTTTAATTTGTTCTCCTTTAAATTAAAAAGTGGTGTTAAATGTAAAGCCTGGAGAACAATCTTCGTAATAGAGATAACTAATATTGAAACTCTACAGTTAACACCGGGGGAAAATAAAAACTAGGAAGCATCTCCTTCTTCAATAGTTTCTGGGTTTGTGTCTGTCTCTTCGACAGGGTTATCAACCAAGGCTTCAGGGCTTTCCCTTAGTACAGACTCTAGGTTGCTTTGATGTCCTTGTGAAGCATAGTGCAGAGCTTCAGTCAACACGTTTAATGTACCTATCTTACTGATAGATACGTTAGCACCTGCTTTTTTCTTCTCATCTACAATCTTTGAGACATCATAGACTGCTTCGCCTTCGTCATTCTTAATAGAAATTATCATACTAAAATTCCTCACCGCTATCAATGGCATCAAATTCTTCTCCATCTCCGCCTTTGTATGATATTAAATTAAGTACTTGCATAGCTTGGAAATCTAAACCTTTAAAAGTTCCGAACTTATTAGTGGTCTCCCATTCGTTATACTGTACCTTAACTTTTGAACCATTACCTATCAGTGTATCCATTGGAACTTTAGATGAATCAAAAAGCTTAGGTGCTTTTCTTACCATTCCTCCTGGTCCGTTTACTTTACGCTTAATAGTTAACGCTCTTCCTACAGGTTCATCTCCTATCGAAAGGTCTTTAAGTTTGAATCCTCTCGCTTGAAAATCATCTGCTATGTTATCCTCTACTACTAAATCAACTGTCCATACAGGTTCATAAGTAGTGTTGGGGTTTGTTGCTGAGACCCAGTAAGCCTCTCCTTCTAATATTGCCATGTTAAACCTCCTTTGGTTCTGGCTTGGTTAATAAACTAATTCTACTACAGTTCTTGATGAAGCACAAGCATTATTTCCTCAACTGAAATATTACTTTGTTCATCCACGGTTATTTCAAACCTATCATCTTTTAAATATTGAACAACGTACCCTTCTAAAAGGTCCGGGTTTCCTATAAGTAATTCATTAAACTTAATGTACTCCTCTATATTTAAATAAAACTTTTGATAATTCTGTGTGTCTCTAACTGACATAATTATTTCTCCTTATATATGTTTGTTATAAAATATATTCTCAGATATAAATGTCAATATCTCAGGTCTATCATCATCAGCATGTAGATTATAAAGATAACATATCTCATCTATTTCTTCTGTTAACAAAAGTTTAGCGTCATCTTCTAAGACCTGCTCATGTATTTGTTCTAGTGTTTCTTCTGTGTGTATGTTACTCATCTAGTTCCTCCCAATCAGAGTTTAATATTATTACTTTATCAGCCCACTTATAGTCGGGTTCTCCGGTAGCACCATCATGTTCTGAAGTAGAGCCATCTTTATAAATTATGTTTAGTATCCCATACTTTACCCAGTATTCCTCTACCTCATCCCATTGTATCTCCTCTTCTTCTAAATCCCACTCTACAGTAGTAGTGTAGGAAGCCTCTATAAACCTATGCTTTAGCTGTGCCTTATCATGTTCTTCGTTCAGTCTATCTGCTTCTTCATCAGTCATTCGTGCTGTCCATTCTTCATCAGTCATTAGTATCTCCTATAAATTATTTATTATTTCTTGTCTTAAAAATTCTAATTCACCTAAAGTTTCTTTAATACTAGAGTCTTCAAATCTACCAGAGTCTTTTAATCCATTGTTTTTATTCTCGTGAATAAACTCTATCACTCTATTTATATTTGCTAAGTTTTCGTATGTCATCATTCATCTCCATGTATTTCAAGACTGCCAATCCAACTCATGGCTCCTCTGTCTTCATATAACTTCTGTTCTATATATTCATTAGCCTGTTCTTGCGACTCAGCAAAGACATTGAAAGTTCCACTTACCTCCACTGTATAATATTCTTCATCAACCATCAGTCTTTCTCCTTTATTGTTTTAGTTTCCATTTCTTCTATGCTTGTAAATTCATCCAGGTAATAACCCAACTCATTCATAAGCCCTAGATTAACTTGCTTAATTAAATCCAAAAGATTATCAGCTTCGATAATACCTCTTGAACCTCCTCTTGCTTTCCATTCATACCTCCTCATATCCACACTCTTTCACCTCATCATCAGTTAAAATTATAAACTTCTCATCTAACAATTCTTTAGATACTCCGTCTTGTTCAAGCTTATCTCTAAGCAGTTTAGCTAACTCATTATGTGTTATATTCATAATACACCTGCTTTAGCTGATAAATAAAGCAACCAGGTTGACGCAACCAAACCTATAAACGCTACCTTCATTAATGTACTTTCTTTCATATTGTATCTCCTATACTGTGTGAATTACAAAGCCACTTGTATCTTTTTTAGCTTTGCCTTTTGCTTTGAGTCCAACAACTACATTGGGCTTATCCATAAACCTTATGTCGCTTTCGTCCCCGTCTATAACCTCTCTACCTTTGTAATAGATAGGCATGTCTCCATTGAATACTACTGCTATATTGTATGCAATCTTATCAAACCAAGTAGCGTACTTCATATTAGCTTCTGAATAACTCCATGTTAAGTGGTAGTTTTTATGTTGCTCTACTTTCCTCGTAGGTATCTTAGTGTAATCATAGAACTGTACATTAGAAAACATATCAAAGATATTCTTACCGTCAATCTCAATAGTCTCCCATTGTATATCGCTAGTACCATTCAATCTTATACAAGGAAGTTTATCTTTTTTCTCGCAATACCTTACAAATTTCTGAATATCTGAAACTAAATAGGACATAAAGATATTCCTGGCTTCTAAATATAAATTAGTTTTACGCTTCCTCGCTTCTTGAATAGTGTTAGTGACCTCTCCCTTTTTAAAGATACCACCTCTCCCGGCTGTATTTAAACAGCCTTCTTTACACCCGGCTATATCTTGATAAGGACATATCTTAGTATTAGTAGGACTCAAATGCAAGATAGCACTTAAGTATTTACTATATACTTTATTGCTTTTCTGTATCTTTGGGTTGCTAAATGTTAGTAATGTGTAACTCATATTAGCTTCTTCTCGTAAAAAGAAAGTATCTTTTAGGTAGTAGATTGAATACTATTCCGCTATTAGTAAAGTATAAAATCTGATTACTAAGCCTTTTACTTCGCTTATATGTTTCAACTCTAAACTTTAATCCTAACACTTTTACATGATAGAACTTTTTATTAGTGTTTTCTTTGTCTACAAAAGTTTTTATATTTGCTAAATCTTTATACTTCATATTAATATCTCCTTATATCTAAAAGTGCATCAACCATACTGGATAGTATAGTTTTTAATTCTTCTAAATCTTTTGCTGCTCTGATAGAAGCTCTATAGTCTCCACCCTCTCCATATTGAAGAGCATCCTCCAACATAGTACCTACTTCTCTTTTAATCTCACTTGTTAAATCTATATTCATATTTTTATCCCCAATGTATTAATTGTAGTGTATCTAATTTCTTTTGATGTGCTTCTGAAATATTAACCTCTTCTGGAATATCATCCGGATATAAAACATAGAGTATTTCTGAGACATAAACGCTACCAATATCGGGAAAATACCCGTTGGCTTCGTCTATCTTAACCGTTCTTGTTAAGCCTTTCATACTGTCCATAAGAGTACCTGTACGATAAGCATTTGATATCATAGGTACAGAGGTTAGTTGAACTTTCGTTCCTTTTTTTAAGTCATTGTGTGTCATTATAATTTTCTCCTAATTTTTTTGACGTGAAGTGAACAGCCTAGCACGAAGAAATCATGCTGTCAAATCCCCTTCTGGGTTATAGTTCTAATTCTCCTTTCTCAACTATGCCATCATCTAAACTTCCCCATTGAGAAGCCATAGCTTTGGCAATACCTAAAAATGTTTTACTACGAACATGGCTACGTTCTTTCTTAGGAAGTTTAAAAGTATCATAGTGAAACTTATTCATCCTCTTGCCATTTTTCATAGTTATCATTTCAGGTTCTACTACCTCTGTATGTTTCAAAGGTGGTAAATTCTTTAACCATAAACATGTAGTCTTCATCGTTGTATGACCAAAATGATATGGTTGTATAATTTGTTCTGGTTTTCTAATCTTTGTACTAATTACAGAAACCGGGTTTTCAATACAAATTCTTTTTGCGGGAGCATCCATTAACAACTGAACAAACTCTAATGCTTCCTCTTGTAAACTCCAAGGCTTCCTTCCCTCTGTAAACCATCTAGCACCGCTTACAGCTAAATGAGTACAAGGCGGATGACCTATAATTAAATCCCAATCTTGGTCTTCTCTGAGCATATCAGTAACATCACATTTAAAATGTCTGTACTCCTCTTTTTTGTAATCACTTTCACAAGGCAAGATATCGCAACTAAACGCATCATGACCTAATTTTAAAAACTCATCTCTAACAGTACCACTATATTCACAAGCAATTAGCACCTTCATATTTTAACTCCTGGTTTTAATGTTAACAATCTTTTTATGAGACTGCTCGTAAGTATTGATAGATTGATTTAAGTTAGCAATGTTATCTTCGATATCTTTAAGTTGTTCTAATCTATCTCTTTCAATACTGATGTCTCTATGATACTGAGGTTTTTCGTCCATGTAAAGGGCTATCCTTTCAGCAGTATCTAAAGGCATAGAATCGTACCAACCCTTACCTCTAGCTCTACCTCTAAACGCATACCTTTTAGTTAGAAAACAATTTTGTTTCAACCAGAGATAAACTTCATAACCTGTTTCTAAAGGTTTTTCTAGTTTTCCTGTTGGTATATCTAAAGGGTTTCTAGGTGCATGTTTTACGGAACTTCTGTCTATTTCTATGCTCACTTTTTTCATAATATTCTCCTATATTATTGGTTAATAACTATTTAGGGCTTTGTTTATAATCTCGTTTGATACTATCGTCGACTAGCCTAAGCATTGGAATCCAAGTAGAGTACAGGTATAAATTTAATAGCTTACCTCTTCTATTTGCTAACCCTAAATTTTTAACATTCTCTCATAGAGAACGATAAAACTTGACATATTTTTTTCTTACTGTAGAATCTTTATAGTCTTCTGTAAAACTCTATAAAGAAATAGTAAAGAAACAAAAAGAAACAGTAAAGATACTTTATAGAACTATAAAAAACTATAAAGAGTATTAATATAATAGGGGAAAATATGAAAAATCTTTTTATATTAAGTATCTCTACTGTCTCTGTGGATTTCGCCACCCCCATACTTTGGCAAAAAATTTTCTCGCTGTCAAGCTTTTTTTTTCTGACCCCTATTGTTATTATATATAACCTTAAGAGATTGGCATTCTCGCCTCGAAAAGTAATTCTCCTGGTTATTACTTGTTAGAGTTTTAATATTATTAATATAGTTAATACAAGTATTTAGAAGAGCAAGAAATCTGCATTCTCGTGACGAAATGTCTTTTTCCGGGTTATAACATAACCGGCTGAACATAGTATTAATATAAGGCTTTAAGACAAAAGGCTAAGCAAAAAAATAAAGTGCTAAATTTATTGACATCTTTTTTTTATTCATGTAATTTCTAGGGATTGAGAAAAGAAAAAGACGGCGGAATAGTTTCACTAAGGAAATAGAATGACACTTCTCGAAGAGATACGGGGGTCAAATCCCGCTCTGGAATTAATCCCAGATGATGAACTCATTGAACAC